GCCCCGGCCACGGTCCCCGGGCTCACACCGGAGCAGTACGCCGCGGCCATGGCCAACCCCGCAACCGCCGCGCTGATTGCCCAACAGCAGGCAGCCGCCGCAGCAGGGCACGCCCCCCAGCCGGCCGCGCCGATGGCCCCCACCGCCGCCCCTACGCCGGGTGACGTGCCCGCGTTCTAACCGTCCCACCAGCACCGCGGCCGTCGCGTGCGATCACCGCTCACCACGACGGCCGCGGGCCAGACCTCAGCCCCGGCACACGCCGCGAGGGCGTCGGATCGACTCCGGCCCGGGAGCACTCACACCAGCTTCACCACCAGCACTACGCAGGGAGCGACCTTGGACGCCACACCGGACACACAGGCAACAGCCATCACGCTGGCTGCCACCGGGTGCTCCGTCGTCGCCGTACGCACCGACGGAAGCAAGCGCCCCCAAGGCGAATGGAAGCGCGCACAAACCGAACGCGCCACCGAGACGGACGTCCGGGCTATGTTCGCCCACGCCCACCCCGGAGTCGGCATCATCACCGGAGCCGTGTCCGGCGGCCTGGAGATGTACGAGTTGGAAGGCCGCGCCGTCGACGAGGGCGTCCTCAATCGGCTCACCGAGATCCTCATCGCCTCCGGACTCACCGAGTTGTGGGAGCGCATCGCCACCGGGTGGCTGGAGCGCTCGCCCTCCGGCGGGCTCCACTTTCACTACCGCGTCACCGGTGGCGTCCCCGGGAACACGAAGCTCGCCTCCCGCCTGGCCCGCGAGGACGAACTCACCGACACGGAGAGGGATCTCCTCACCCGGCACCCGAACAAGAAGATCCTCCGCGGGTGGATCGAGACCCGCGGCGAAGGCGGCTTCGTCGTCACCGCGCCAAGCCACGGCCCCGTCCACCCCAGCGGCCTCCCGTACGAACTCCTCGCCGGCGGGCCCGCCACCTGCCCGACAATCACCGCCGACGAGCACCAGGCGCTCCACACGATCTCCCGCATGCTCGACGAAGTCCCCTCAGACGAGGTCGCAAAAGTAGAACCCTCCCACGCAGGCGCAGGTCAGGCCCCCCTCGACGAGGCCGCCGCATTCCTCTTCTCCACCGGTGGCGACCGCCCCGAAGGCGGGCTCACCCCAGGGGACGACTTCGAACAAAAAGCCTCGTGGGCGGACATCCTCCAACCCCACGGGTGGCGGCACCTGTTCACCAGCGGCCAGACCGTGTACTGGCAGCGCCCGGCGAAAGACGGACGCGAACCCTCCGCCACCACCGGCCGGGCCAGGGACCGCGACCGCCTCTACGTCTTCACCACGTCCACCGAGTTCGTCGCCGAACGCCCGTACACCAAATTCGGCGCGCACGCCCTCCTCAACCACGGAGGCGACCACAGCGCAGCCGCGCGCGAACTGCGCCGCCTCGGCTACGGAGAACCCGCGCCGGAACCCGTCCGCCACCTCACCTCAGTGCCCACGCAGCAGCCCGAGACCGACGGAACCGCGGCACTCCACCTCCACCCCACCGCCGAGCAGGACAGCCCCAGCACGTACTCCCGTACCGACGACGGGAACGCGCTCCGTCTCGTCGACGAACACGACCTCGACATCCGGTACGTACCGCAACGCGGGAAGTGGCTGCGATGGGACGGGCACCGATGGGCCTGGGACGACGCGGGGGAAGTCCGCGAGATGTGCCGGACCATCGCCCGCGCCCTTCCCAACGGGGAAGGCGAAGCGAAGCACCGGGCCCGCTCACTCTCCACGGCCGGGATCTCCGCCATGGTCGCCATGGCCCAGACCGACCCCAGGATCGTCGCCCACGCCGGCCAGCTCGACGCGCACCGCATGCTGCTCAACACCCCCGCCGGAGCGGTCGACCTCACCACCGGGGCAACCATCCCGCCCGACCCGGCACAGATGCACACCCGGTCGACGACGGTCGCCCCCGAGCCCGACCTGGCCACACCAAAGTGGGACAAGTTCCTTGCCCAAACGTTCGGCGGTGACAACGAACTCCTGCGGTACGTACAGCGCATGGCCGGATACTCCGCCTCCGGCAGCGTGAAGTGGCACATCCTGCCCTTCCTCCACGGCGGCGGCGGCAACGGCAAAGGCGTCTTCCTCAACGTCCTCCGCAACCTCCTCGGGGACTACGCGGCCACAGCGCCCAACTCCTTCCTCATGGCCGGGGCGCAGCGCCACGAAACAGAGATCGCCCGGCTCCACGGGCTGCGCCTCGTCATCGCCTCCGAGGTCAACCAGGAAGCCAAGTTCGACGAAGCCAAGGTGAAGGAACTCACCGGGGGGGACGGGCTGACCGCGCGGTTCATGCGGCAGGACCACTTCACGTTCGAACCCACCCACAAGCTGTGGCTGATGGGCAACCACCAGCCCCGCGTATCGGCCGGCGGAAAGTCCTTCTGGCGGCGCCTGCGCCTCATGCCCTTCACCCGCACCCCCGACGAGGTCATCGAGGACCTCGACCTCATTCTCATTTCCGAGGAAGGCCCCGGGATCCTGGCCTGGGTCATCGCGGGCGCGGTTGACGTGTTCGCCAACGGGCTCCGAGACCCGGACTCCGTGAAGGCCGCGACCGCGCAGTACGCGGCCGAGGAAGACGCACTAGCTCGGTTCCTCGAAGAGGGTTGCAGCGTCGGCGGCGGCAGCCAAGTCCGCACCGTCACCGAGGTGTTCCGCTCCGCATATGAGAAGTGGTGCCGGGGCGAAGGCGAAGACCCGATGCCCTCTCGCCAGCTCGGCCGTGAGCTGAAGGACCGCTTCAACATCGTCCGCAAAGGGTCGAACGGCACCTACTCGTACATCAACGTCGCGCTGAACGCGCCCGCTGACGATCGGTGGGACGACAAATGACCAAGATCAAAGTGCCGTTGCAGTTCCATCAAAGTGCCATCAAAAGTGCCATTGAAAACCTGCGTTTCCCCAGGTCAAAGCCCATCAGTTCCATCAGTGCCGTTGAAATCCGCAATCCAGCCCCGTGCGCACACAAGAGCGTTAATGCTCAGAAACTGGCACTGACGGCACTGATGGAACTGCCACCCCGGGTGACCTGCAACAACAGCAGTTCCATCAACGGCACTGCAACGGAACTGCCCCACGGCGGCACCCGATGACCAATCCCAACCCAGGCATCACCGCGAAGATCGCCGCCGCAGCCGACCACGCGAGACCCACCACCTGCCCCCGGTGCCGCAGCCCCGTACTCACCGCATGGGCCGGCCGCGTAGCAGCACTCCGCGTGGTCGCCGACCCGGAGCCGATCGACGCCACCGCAGAGATCCTCGCCCGACTCAACGGGCGGCTGACCTGGTTCCTGATCACCAGCTCCCTCGGGGTCCACCGCATCACCTGGCGCAACCCGACCTTCACCCCGCACGCCAAGCACCCGGTCATTGCCGATCACGTCTGTCCGCCACACCCAGTGCAGGAGACGCTCCTATGAACCGCACCTTCACCATCACGCTGCCACCAGGGCTACGGCTCCTCAACGCGAACCAGCGCGTCCACCACCGGGTACGCGCCGAACTCACCTCGGCCATCCGCGGCGCGGCCATGGCCACCTGCTCCGAAGACCCGACGATGCGCGCCGCACTCGTCACCGCCGGCACCGCCCCCGTTCTGCGCCACGCCTACATCCTCGGAGTGCTCCACCCTCCGTCCCGCAGACGAGCCGACCCCGCGAACTGGTACCCCTCGTTCAAGGCCGCCGTTGACGGACTCGTCGACGCCGGGGTCCTCGAAGACGACGACCACACCCACGTCGTCGGACCCGACATGCGCATCGGGCCCGTGGTGAAGAAGGGGCAACTCGCCCTGATCATCCAAGAACTCACCACCGCTGAACACGCCGCGTTCCAATGGGCCACCGCACCCGCGGCCCGACTGGCGGTGACCGCGTGAGTCTCCACGACAACGACGCGCTGAGCGTCATGGACTGGTTCTGCGGGGCGGGTGGATCCTCCCAAGGGGCCCACGCCGTACCGAACGTGCGGGTCACCAGGGCGGCGAATCACTGGGCGAAGGCCATCGACTCCCACGAGGCGAACTTCCCCGAGGCCAGCCACTACCGCGGGGATATCCGCAAGGCACCCGTGTGGGACTGGCCCGTCACCGACATTTTCTGGGCCTCCCCGGAGTGCACCAACTGGTCCGTGGCCAAGGGGAAGCGCCGCGACTTCGACACCGCGATGCAGGGCAGCCTGCTCGACCTCCTCATCGAGGAGCACGAGGAGGAGCCGGCCGACCTCGAAGAGGAGTCCCGGGCGCTGATGGAGGAGGTGCCGCTGTATCTGCGCGGCGTCCAGGAGCGCGGCGGCCTCGTCAAGGCCGGGGTCGTCGAGAACGTCACCGACGTGCGGGCGTGGGACCAGTGGGACCGGTGGATCGGCGAGCTGCACAAGATGGGCTACCGCACCCGGATCATCGCGCTGAACTCGATGCACGCCAACCCGCGCACGGTGCACGAGGCGCCGCAGTCCCGTGACCGGCTGTACGTCGGGTACTGGCACAAGTCCCTCGGTCGTACCCCGGACTGGGACAAGTGGCTGCGCCCGCGCGCCTGGTGCTCCGGCTGCGACCAGTGGGTGCAGGCCATGCAGGTCTTCAAGCAACCCGGTCGCGACATGGGCCGCTACCGCACCCAGTACGTGTACCGCTGCCCGTCCACCAGCTGCCGCAACCAGATCGTCGAACCCCGGGCCCTCCCCGCAGCGGCGGCGATCGACTGGACCATCCCCGGTCAGCGCATCGGCGACCGCACCAAGCCCCTCGCGGACAAGACGATCGCCCGCATCGAGGCCGGGCTGAAGAAGTTCAGCAGACCCGTCCCGATGATGGTCCCGGCCGGCGGCACCTGGCGGGACAACGCGGTCAGCGTGGGCGAGCCGATGGCCGCGCGCACCACCCGCGAGAACGACGGTCTCATGGTGCCGCCGCTCCTCGTCCCCGTGGAGGGCCGCGACGGGAAAGAAGCCCGTTCCGCCCACGACCCACTCCGCACCATGACGACCCGCAACGAAACCGGTCTGGCATGGCTGCCGTTCATCGCCGAACTCCGCGGCGGCGGGTCCGTCGCCCGGTCGGTGTCCGACGCCCTGGCCACGGTCACCGCGTCCGGCAATCACCACGGGCTCGTCACGCCGGAACTGCCCGCGATGGTCATGCGGAACAACAGCAGCCGGAAGGGGTCGGGCGGCGAGCACTGCACCCCGGCAACCGAGCCGCTGCGGACCCTGACCACGACAGGACACCAGTCCCTCGTCACCTGGCAGGACATCCTCGTCCCGTACTACAGCAACGGCACCGCCCGGACCGTCGCCGAGCCGATCGGCGCACTCTCCACCCGCGACCGATACGCCCTCGTGCGCGGCGACGTCGACCTCAACGACGTCCGGTTCCGGATGCTCGAACCCCACGAGATCGGCCGAGCCATGAGCTTCGCCGACGAATACATCGTCCTCGGCACGAAGCGCGACAAGGTCCGCCAGTACGGCAACGCCGTCACCCCCAACGCCGCCGAAGTCATCCTCTGCGCCCTCGTCGAAGCCGTCACCGGGGACGAGATGGAGCGTTACGCCACGGCCGAACTGGAGGCCGCAGCATGAGCCCCATCCCCGCCTGGGACGACCTCATGGTGAACCTCGGTCTCGAACCCTCTGCCCCGAGACGGCAGCCGGCGAGTCGCCCGGGTGCGATCACCAAGTGCGGCACCGCCGCCGGGTGGGACCGGCACCGCCGGCGGAACGAACCCCCGTGCGACCCGTGCCGGGAAGCGAAGAACGCGGCCCGACTGAAGGCGCGTCGAGCCCGCGGCGTGACCCCGCTGAAGATCGCGGAATGCGGTACCGCGGCCGGTGCCCACCGGCACTGGCGGTACGGCGAGCCGGTCTGCGAACCGTGCCGTGCCGCCCGCGCTGAGGCGAGCCGTGCGCAGCGCGCCAAGAGGAAGGCCAGCTCATGAGCCGGGTGCAGGAGTGGCGCGACGACGCGTTGTGCGCCGAGGTCGATCCGGAGATTTTCCACCCGAAGCAGGGCGAGTCGATCGGCCCTGCCAGGGAGGTGTGCATGGCCTGCCCCGTACGACGCGAATGCGCCGACCACGCGATCCCCAACGAGCCGTACGGCGTCTGGGGCGGCCTCTCCCCGAGGGAACGGCAGCGCTTGCGCCGCAGTCTCGCGCCCACCGCCGCCTGACCAACCACACCCCGACCCAACAGGAGAACCACGTGCCCGACATCCCCGACGCCACCTGCCAGCCCGTCCGTTACGAGGTGTCGATCCTCCCCGAGGACGACATCAACCGGCACGTCTTCAACATCGACGTCGAGTACCGCGGCGACGGACGGTGGGCCGTCACCCGGCACGGCTCCTGCCTCGGCGCTGACGGCGAATGGGACTTCGGGATCAAGGAGTACGACCGGGGCGACAACTGGCTCACCGCACATCGGTTCGACCTCGACACCGCGCTGCGCCTCGCCCGCCAGCACGCCGCGCACATCGTCGTCAACGGGCACACCGCGCTCGACGCGTACCGCCGCACCCGGCCCACGACCTGACCCCCGCCGGGATCCGGTCCTCGCCGGCCCGCGCGCCACGAAGGAGCAGCACATGCCCGACCGCCAGCACGAACACGGCACCTACTACTGGAACGCCGACAGCCCCCATTGCGAGCACGGAGCCGAGCCCGACTGGAACACCAACGGCGAAGCGTGGGACCTCTGGTCCGACCGGCACCCGGTGAGCGAAGACGGCCGCATCTGCCTCGACGCGCCCGCCGGTGAAGCCTGCTTCGACTGCTCCACTGAGGAGGGCGACATGGTCCCGTGGGCTGCCTGCCGCGCCCGCGAGCACGCCAAGCCGAAGCACGGCATGGTCCCCAGTCCGGCCGCCGAGCACCAGCGGGTGACCGTCTGGGTCGGCATCCTCGAATGCCTCGACCGCGAGTGCGACGAGTACTTCACCGATGACGGGGATGCCGACCCCGGTGTCGAGCTGTGCTCGCACATCCGCGAAGAGCGGGCGTGCTCCTGCCAGCGCGGTCCCGACGACGAGTACAGCAGTGAGCCGTGCGCGGCCCTCGTCCCTGCCGCGTGACTACCCCGCTGTGCGCCCGCCCCGTTCGACCCGGGGCGGGCGCCATCCGAGTCCATCACCTGACCGACTGGAGATCAACCGTGACCACGCCCGAGCCCGAGCCCACGATCCGTCCCGACGCCGAGTTGTACGTGCTGCTGCGGAAGGCGGGGGTGGACCGGCTTGCCGCGCAGGCGTTGATCGACGCGCACGCCGAGCACGCCCGCGTCACCGTCCCCGCGTCCGGGGTGCAGCCCGACACCCGGCCTGCGTCTTTGAGTGCGGCCTTCACTGCCACACCTGCCCCAAAGGGGCCTCAAAGCCCGGCGACCGCCCGGCCTGTGCCCGACACCGAGCGGCGCGACCGGTACGCGAAGGCGCTGTACGAGCGAGCGAACCCCGGCGGCGTGCCCTGGTCCTCCGTCGACGAGGTGTACCGGACGAACTACTACGAGGACGCCGATGCCGCGATGGCCGTGGCGGACGAGGAGCAGCGGGACCTCCGCGCCGACCGGGACAACCTGCGCGTCATGTACGACGTGTCCGAGGCCCGGGTGCACGACCTGATCGAGGAGCGCGACTGCCTGCGTGCGGAGCTGGAGCAGGCCCGCCGGGAGCGAGGCCGGTACCGGTCCGCGTGGACGTCAGCGCGGGAACGGGCCGCCGCCTACGGGGAAGGCATCCTGCGTCACGTCGAAGACCGCGAGACGTGGCGCCGCTGGCTGAAGGAAGCCGAGACCCGCATCGCCGAGCTGGAGCAGGCCCGCGCCAACACGGTTGTGTGTATCTGCGGGCACCCCGAGCAGCAGCACTTCGAAGACGCCTGCCTCACCTGCGACTGCGGCGACTACCTGGAGCCCTCCGCCGCCCGCGAGGTGATCGCCCGCTGGAGGACAGCCGCCCAGCAGGCCCGCGCCACCACGCTGGACTCCGGGGCGAAGCGCACCGAGATCCGCCAGTCATACCTCGACCTGGCAGCGCAGGCCCGCGAGGACCGCGACTTCGAGGGTGAAGCCGACGCTGCCCAGGCTCTCCGCAAGCGCGAGGAGCAGTGGGCCAAGGAGGACGCCGCCGAGCCCGGTGGGCAGGCCGAGGACGGGGCGCAGTCGTGAGCGACCCGGTGTACGTCGTCCAAGAGCAGCCCACCGGCCGCTGGATCGCAGAGTGCTGCGACAACCGGTGCGGCTACTTCCCCCATGGGCTCGCGGACAGCGCGACGAAGTCCCGAGCCGAGGCCGCTGCCACCCGGCACCGGAAGCTCCTGCGCACCATGCCGCGCGAGGACTTCGAGCCCCGCTCCGACAGTTGCCCGACCTGCAACCAGTCGGTCAAGGCGATCGAGGCGCTTCAGGAACTCGTGGAGGAACTGGAGTCCAAGCTCCGCCACGCCACATCCACTGCCGCCTGACCCCGGTGTGGCGCGCCCTGACCCCCACGGGGCGCGCCACACGCCCGTCTCCCGCCCGAGCACCCGCCCGACGGGGCCCAGTCACCCCGAGGGCGCCACACGCCCGCACAACACCACGGAGGACCACATGACCACACCCGCCGACAGTCCGTTCGTCCCCAAGGGGGAACCCCGGTTCGATAGCGGCCAATCCTGCGGCTACAAGCCGTCCGGGGCGCCCGAGGACTGCGGGAAGCCCGCGACGTGGCACGTGATGTGGGACGGCGAACTGGACAACAGCATCACCTGCGACGAGCACATGGCCCTGATCCAGGCCCGGTGGGTGTACGACGACCGGCACCCCGTCGTAGCGGACTGCACCATGCCCGGCGCCCTGTGGTCCTACCCCGACAAACGGTGCGAGTTCCCGAGCGACGAACCCGCCCTCGCGGTGGCGACGACCTTGAAGGAGACCCGATGACCAGCCCCGCCGACGAACTCAGGGCCGCCACCCTGACGCTGAGGGAACGCGCCACCACCGCGCTCGCCAACCCCTTCAACGGCGACAACACCCAGCACTGGAGCTGCCGCCTCCGGGCCACGAATCGAACCGATGGCTTCCCGCCCACAGCCACCATCACTTCCGACCCCGACCTCGGGAAAAGCATCATCCACGGAGGAGGCGGGCGCACCGGTCGCGGCCCGTGGGTGTTCGCCGCCCACGGCGAATACATCGCCCTCATGGACCCCGCGCTCGGGCTGCTGTTTGCCGACTGGCTGGACGTGGCGGTCGACCTGATCGACGACTACCCCGACCTCGGGCACATCCACATCGACGGCGAGCCCTGCACAGACCTCGCCTGCCGAACTGTCCACGCCGCCCTTGCGGTGGCCCGGCAGATCAACGGGACGGAGACCACGCCGTGACCCTCGCCCGACTCCTCACCGCCGCCCCCGCACTCGTCCTCCTCGCCGCGATGGTCATCGTCCTCGCCCTGGTCTTCGGCGAGCACCGACGCCTGAGGCGCATCGAGGCCGGCCTGGCCGAGCGCCGTGCGCGCCCGCACTCCGTACACGCGGGCACCGCCGCCCAGGATGCGGCGGCCATCACCAAAGCCGCGATCGAGGAACAGCGCGACATCCAGGAAGGCCACGCCGCATGACCGAGAAGCGCCTCACCATCAACGACATCACCAGCGACCAACTCGACACGCTGTACGACCGGATTGCCGAGCTGGAGAAAGACCTCGGCGACGCGCACGAGGAGGCCAACGACCTCGCCCTCCACAACGACAAGACGTGTGAGGCGGTCAAGGAACGCGACGCCTACCGGGCCGCGTGGCACTCGGCCCGGTCCCGCGCCCGAGGTCGCGTCCAGGCGCAGGCCGCGCTCGACCGCGTACGCCAGCTCGCTGCTGCATGGGCCGACCCCAAGAACCGGGACAGCGTCGGCATGCGACACGCCGTCGCCGCCACTGCGCTGACCGTGACGATCAACGGACCGAAGGAGAACTGATGCACTGCCGCGTCTTCGCCGCCAGCATCGCCCGCACCCTCACCGCCCGCGGCCACAACAACGCCCTCACCGGCCCCACCTGGTCCCCCGGCCACCGCGCTACGCAGGCCAGCCCCACCACCGTCCGCCTCTGGCACGACGGGCCCAACGAGCAGGACCACCTCGACCAGTACGCCGAGGCGTTGCGGGCCGACGGCCTCACCGTCACCCACGAACAGACCCCCGGGAAGCGGCCGTCGCTCCGGCTCACCCAGCAGAACGGGAACTAAGCACCCACCCGATACGTCCACATCAACACCACGTAATCACCACAACCCACAGGGGGAACCATGGCCGTAGCCGCGAACAGCAAGCACAGAGAAGCCGCCCGCGACGCGCTCCTCGACGCCATCACCGAGAAGGTCGCCGAGGTCAAGAAGGATGGCGGCGGCGTCGACTTCGAAGTGGCCCGGCTCAAGAAGCTTGCCGAGGCGTACGCCCTGGTCGTCCACGGCAAGGACTGACATCTCGTGAGCTACGCCGACGACCCGGCACGCTTGGCGCGCCTTCTGCGGAACCTCGCCGATGCGCTGGAAGCAGCGGGCGTCAACCCAAGCGGATCCAGCACGCGGTGACCGCGAAGACGAACCGCAGCAAGGCCGACCAGGACCCGGCGCAGTGGATGCCGCCGAGCGCCGACGCGCGCTGTACGTACATCGCGGACTGGGTATCCACCAAGCTCCGCTGGCAACTCGCCGCCGACGTAGCGGAGCGGGACGCACTCGCCCGGATCGCCGAGGGCTGTGGTCGGCAGCAGGTGGAGTACACCGTCGCCCCCTAGTCGCGTATGCCATGCGCCCGCCCCGTCTAGATTCCGGGGCGGACGTTCGTGCGTCAGTCCAGTACGCCGAGTTCCCTCTCCGGCCGGCACAGCACGCACGGCGGCACACCCCCGCGCGTCAGCGCCTCGATCGCCTGCTCCCTGCTGACAGCGTCCATGCTGGCCGCTCCCGGTATCCAGCATTCTGCGGTGTGCACCATCGCGGGGCGCACCGCCCGTCCGCCCATGCCGTACTGAACACACCAGTCGGGCGGTGGTGGGGGTGGCCGGCGCCGGGCGTGTTCGGCGGCGCGCTGCTCCTCTGTGGCGATCCACCTGTCCGTACGCGCGAGGTCGGTGGCTTGGACGCGGCGTAGGAAGTGGAGCGCTGCGAGGCGTTCCTCCGACGATGGGGATTCGGACACGCGTTCGAGTGTAGATGGCATCGAACACCCGGGGCGGCGGGAGTACCCCGTTCCGCTCCGCAACCTGCCACGCCACCGCTACCGTCCACCACGTGCCGTACACCTACCGCTGCGAGACCTGCGCCGTCACCGCCCCACGCCGCACAACCGCGCCAGACGCCAAGGCCGACCGGCGCGAACACCGGGCAGCGGCCCACTACGGTCTCGCCCCGGACGGGGACGCGGTCCTGGAGACCCCGGGCTGGGTGTCCACTGTGCTGCGCGCGGCGGCCGGCGGGATCGCGGAGTACGCGCGAAAAACCGCCCAGAAGCCGCGCCCCCGAGAGGCCCCTCCGGAGCACTGGCGGCAGGCCGTACTCCTCCTCGCGGTCGGCGCCGGGGCGATTCTGCTGCTCGGCATGCTCGTACGCGCGGTCACCGGCACGTAGACCGTCAATCACGGCTACAGATCGAGAACCGCCCAGTGCCGGCGCCCGTCCTCGGCGGTGTCCGTACCGCACGACACCGCACCCAGGGCGGCCAGCTCCGGCAACACCGCCTCGTCCGCGACCGCGAGCCCCGGCCGGTGGGACAGGGCGACGATCAGTGCCTGACGGTTCTGGTCGGCCAGGTGCACGGAAACCCGCCGGCCCCCGTCCGCCACCGCCGTGGTGACGAGGAGCGCGGTCAGGTTCCCGGCGGCCTGGTCGGCGGCGGTGTATCCCCAGGTGTGGAGCTTGGCCACAACCTCACGGGACGCCTTGCCGGCGGTCCACGGGGCGGCTTCCAGCCCCCAGGTCGCGGCGCGCCGGTTGGCCACGCTCATCCGCGCCCGGCCCCGCACGGCCGGTGTTGCCGACTTCGGCTTCGTGTCCGGTGTCGGGCGCGGCGGTTGGACCGGGCGCTTCGGCGGGGGCGGGGTTTTCGGCGGGTGGTCCGGGTGGTGCTCCATATGCGCTCCCGACATCGGCGGTTACCCAGTGTACGGCGGACGTCACGAGTGCGGCAGGAGAACGGGACAGCACAGCGCCCCGCCGTTGAGATCAGCGGAGCGCAGACACGTACGAGAAAGCAGCGCTACGGGCGCTGCTCTGAGCCCCGCCCGAGATCGATCAACCCGAGCCGCTCGGCCTCCGCGATCGCCTCCTCCAGCGTGCCCACGCCCAACCGCCGTCGTACGTCCAACAGATACGTGGTCACCGTTCCGGCGGTCAGGCCGTGCCATCTCCCGATCTGATCCGGCGTCCACCCCAACGCGGCCTGCTCCAGAATCATCGCCAGGCGAGAGGTCAGGGGTGCAACTCCTTCCCGCTCCTCCCGGCTCGGGCTCGGTGCTGGTGGTGCAGGAGCCGGAAGGGGCTCGTACCCGGCCTCGCGAAGCGCCCGTTCCAGCCCTCCGGCGTAGGCGATGCGGAGCAGCTTTTTGGCGTCGGCGCCGTTCAGCGGGCGCCCGTCCTGTCGTCCGGTACTCAAGGCCGCCACGCTTCCAGGTAGTCAGGGTGATCGGCGTAGGGCAGCGCGAGCCCTCGAAGGATCGGGTTCATTGCGTCGCACGACAGCCTCTTACCTGACCCGTCCCACATCACGGCGCGCGCCGTCCGCTCGTCCTCATCGAGCCGGGCCCGTACGAACGCCACCAGATCACCCACCGTCGGACTCCTTCCTCGGCCAGACCGCCGACTCGTCCCGCAGCACCCGGTAAGACACGGCGAACAGATCCGCGCTCATCCTCGTCTGGTTGACCTCGACCACTAGGTCACTCACCTGCGACACGCGCGTCACGATCAGCACCGGCAGGCCACCCCCTATGCGCAGCCGCTGCTGCTCCACATCGTTCGCCGGCCGCGACGAGATGGTCTCCGTCCACTCGATCGGCACGCCGAGATGCTCCTCGATCCGGTCGTAGATCCCGCCCGGACCAGTCTTCGCGGCGCCGAGGACCGGCAGTTCACCGACGAGACGCATCGGCAGATACGACGTGGCGAGCTGGTACGGGTGCTCAGCATCCGGCGGGCCGACAGCCCGGTCCCGGATCATGACGTGCTGGCCGCGCCCGACGCCCAGAGCGTCCGCGACATCCGCCGGGGGCACGCCGACTTCCTGCGTCGCGGGGCCGATGCCGCGCCAGTCCTGCGCGCCCTTGTCGAAGAAGTACCCGATCTCGTCACGGTAGGCGTGCCGGTCGCGGACGATCGTCGGCGCCGGCGGCGCCGGGCGAATGAAGGTGCCGCGGCGCCCTTCGCTGTAGAGCAGCCCCTCGGCGACGAGGTGCTTGACGGCCCGGTGCGCGGTCTCCCGTGCGACCCCGTACCTCTCGCGCAGGCGGTCGATGCCGGGGATCGGCTTGTCCACCGGCCATTGGCCAGCTTCGACATCGCGGCGGATCATGCCCGCGACGTCCCTGTATGTGCTGCCCATGGCGTCCTCTCGGGTCATCTGCCCTCCTATCCTATACAGGCCCCATCTGAATGGGGTAGTGTCCGCTGTGTTGTGAAGCAAAGCGGCCCTGACCTGGTCTTGCACACCAGGTCAGGGCCCATGCGATACCCCCTGCACGCACACAGGAGGACCACATGCCCATGCACACTATCCTGCGTAACACACCTCTATCCCAGCCGCTCGACGCCCCTGCCGTCACGGATCCGCCTCGGGTGCTGAACTTCGACAGCTACGGCTCCTTCTGGGGCGCCGACACGGTCGCCGAGACCGAGGCGTCGATCACCGCCGCCCGCGCCGCCGGCCAGCACATCGACGAGTGGAACGTGACGGACCGCGGGGGCGCGCTGCTGCGGATCGTCCGCATCGCGGACCCGCAGTTCCTCGACACCATCAGCGTCATCCCCGGCACCACCGGCCGTACGGCGGTGGCCGCGTGAACACGCCCCCCACCCAGGCCGACGAAGCGCTGCGGCAGATCCAGGCGTCCCCGTCGTACGCGCAGCAGGTGCTCCTCACCACTGCCGCCGTGCTCCGTATCCAGGCCGAACGCGTCCTGCACCCCCGCGTCCTCGACATCGCGCTCGGCTTCGGCGCCGACGCCATCGTCGGTGAACTGCCCACGGCCGTTCAGCTCGACGCGATGGATCGGGCGCGCGCCGCGCTGCCCGACGTCGGCAACACCGTGACGCACGGCGAGTACGCCCTGCTCCTCGACGCGATCGCGAAAACCGTCTGATGGCCGCCGAGAAGCCGCGCCCGAACCCGATCGTGGACGCCCCCGCGACCCCGGCCGCGTGCCAGCAGGACCGCGACCGGGCGCAGGGCCAGGGGCCCGCCAACACGCAGCTCGCCGAAGCACGGCAGCACGCTGCCGAACAGGCCGCGACCCGCTGACCAACCAGACCGCCGGGCCCCCGCAACCCAACCCCCGCCGCGGGGGCTCGGCTTCACCTCGAAGGACCACAGCTCATGCGCCGACGTCGCCCGACCCTCGGCACCCCGCTCGCCCGCTACGGGTTCACCGCCCTCGCCGCGCTGTCGATCGCCACCGGCCAGCCCCTCCCCGCATTCATCTGCGGCACCCTCGCCGCGCTCGCCTGGAAGGCCCCACGACGATGAACACCCCCGGACAGCCGGACCCCGCCCCCGGACACCGTCTGCCCGGCGTCCGGTACCGCACCGAGACCCGCCAGCGCCTCGTCCCCCACACCGTCAACGGCGACACCGAGATCATCGAAAAGGACTACGACGTCCTCATCCCCGTCCCGCCCAAGGACTGGGACCGCATCGTCATGACCGCGGTCACCGCCGTCGCTGCCGGCCTCCTCGCCATCGCGATCGTCTGGTCCGTCGCCAGCATCGGCGACCTCCTCGCCCGCGCCGTCGTCGACCCGATCGCCTACCTCGCCGCGTCCGCGTTTGCGCTGGTCTGGGTGAGCTGCATGGCCTTGGAGTGGCTGGCTCGGTACAACGCCGACCGCGCCAAAGGGCCGCGCACCGCCGGGACCGTCGCCCTGGTCCTCGATATGGCGGCCGTCGCGGCGCACGGGCGCCTGGAGGACTCCCTGTACGTCGGGCTCGCCGGGGCAGCCGTGTCCGCGGTTGCGAAGTACATGTGGTCCACCGTCATGAAGGCGCAGGCGCGCCCGCTCCCCGAGCTGACCCGCCGCTGGCTGGCCAAGCGCGAGGCGGACATCACCGCCCGGCTTGCCCTCGGCGCACAGCTCCGCAACCTGGCCCGCGTGGAGGGGCAGGCCGCCGTGTACGCCCCGCCCGCGATCACCGCCGCTGTACCGGACACCGAGGCGGACACGCCCGGACACGACGCCCGGACAGTCGTGTCCGCCGTCCTCGCCGCGTCCGCGACCATGCCGGACGCCACCCCCAAGGACATCGTGGCGCAGCTCGCCGACGCCGGGATCGCCACCGACGAGGACACCGTCCGCGACATCCTCGACACGGACACGGACACGACGGACAGCAGGTCACAGCCCCGCGTCCGGGCCATCGCCCCGGCCGGACAGTCCATCGCGGACAGCGTCCGGACAGCCCTCGCATCCGGCATCACGGACAGGGCCGCAGTCCTGTCCTACGTCCGAGGCATCCACGGACAGCACGTCCCCGCGGACACCGTCGCCCGGACACGCCGCCGCGTCGAACCGGACGCCTCGTGACCGCCGACCCGGGCCCGGACGAGTCCCGCATCCGCCACCTCCTACGCCGCCAAGGTGTCGGCCCACACGCTCACCACCCCGGAGACCCGATGGCCACCGAGCCGATCGTCCCGTCCCGCATCATCCCCGCCGGCGCCCCGCTGCCGCCTCGCGCGCCCGAGCCGGGTGAGGCGCCGCCGTGGCGCACCCCGCCTCCGGCGCCGCCCGCGCCCCCGGCCAAGCCGCCGCCAGCCGACTGGCACCGCATGCCCCCACCGCCGCCCGACCCGCAGCCGATCGCCGTACGGGTCACCGTCGACATGGTCTATCCGGACCCGGAGCCCGAGCCGTCCCGCTGGGAACGGATCTGGTCGTGGCTCACCGGCCTCGCCCGCCCGTGGCAGATCTGCGCCGCCCTCACCTCCGCGATGCTGCCGATCCCGTTCACCGGGTACAGCGCGGGCACCACCTGGGCATACACCGTGTCCGAGGCCCGCGACGGGTTCGGCGTCCCGTACGGCTACGGCCTCGCCCTGGTCCCCCTGCTCATCGTCGGCCGGGTGTTCCTCCGTACCCGCCGCACCCTGCCCCTCGTCGCCCTCGCGATCACCCTCGTCGGCGTGACCGGCGCGATCGACCTGTTCGACCCCGTCACCGCCCTCACCGGAGTACGCCCATGAACACCACCGGCCTGACCCTCACCGGGCTCGCCATCAGCCTCGCCGTCCTCTACGGCAACCTCCGCCCCTGGTGGAAGGGCGGCCACGAGCTGAAGTCCCTCGCTCCGTTCGGCTCCGGGTTCGCCCTAGGCGCGGTCGGCACCATCTGCACCGGCGGCATCCTCGGCTGGCTCGCCGGATGCTCCGCAGGCGTCGCCAACCGGGCAGGTGAGACCGGAACCAGCGCCGTCACCGGCAGCGCCCCGGCCGGCGCCCTCACGAAGGGCAGCCTCGGACAACTCACCCCCGAAGGGGCGCTGATCGTCTTCCTGATGACGGTGGGCGTCGTCCTCGCGTGGAAGGCCGCCAAGAAGGACGAGAAGAAGCGCATGGTCGGAGGCGCTTTCTGCGGCTTCACCCTGTGCGTCACCGCCGGGGTCGCGAGCCTCCTCGACTGGCTGCCCGGCCTGGTCAACGAGGGTGGGGCGCAGCTGCGGGCGATCGTGGAGAGCGCGGGCATCCTGTGACCCGGCGTCAACGGGCAGCCGAGCGGCTGTGGTTCGGGTCGACTGAGCTAGCCCGGCAGTTCGCCGACCGGGCTGCGGCCTGGGTCCGGAAGGGGCCCACCCGGACGCACCGCGTCGTGCGGATCGTCCTGGTGGTCCTCGGGCTGTACGTGGCCGCGCGCATCGTGCGCGCCGCTCCCAACGTCATGTGGGTGCTCACCGCCGTGTGGTGCTGGTGCGCCGCACTCGCAGGCTGGACAACCGAGGAGATCACCGAGGGCGCCCCGGTCGAGAACGACGCAGCGCCCGATTCGGCCGCCGTGCGGACGCTCCTCGTTGAGGTCCTGGGCGACCGCCCGGCGGTGCACCTCTCGACAGTCCTCAAGCACCTTCAGGAGGGCGGCCACCACCCCGGCTGGACGGTGACCGATCTGCGCGTCCGTCTGGCGGCCCTGGGCATCCCCCACGACCGCCGCGTGAAGGTGGGCCGCATCCCGACTTGGGGGGTCCGCCGGAGGGACCTCGAAGCCCCTTCCCCGGACGATGCCCCAGGCCCGTCTCCCACCTCGTCTACCGCCGCCTGACCTGCACGTCTACCGATCCATCTACCACGGTCTACCGGCGCATCTACCGCCCGTCTACCCACCCCGAGAGGACCCTCATGGACAAGCAGCAGGCCGTACGCGAGGCCGCCGCGGCAGTACTGGAGCACGGCGGCCCCGAGTGCCGTACCGACCCGCACCAGCCGCTCGACGCGATGGGCCGGGCGTACGACGCCGGGGCCACAGATGAGGACATCCGCGCCGAGATCGCTCGGCAGCGCACCGCCTGACCACAGCTCATCCCCGGGGCGGCCGTCACGCCGGCAAGCAGACCGGCCGCCCCGGGTCCCATCCCATCTCTGAGACAGGACCCGATCATGGCACTCAACGCGAAGATCCCAACAGCCCCCGGAACCCGGCCCGACCCGAAGCACGAAACGGTGTACCAGCCCTCCCGCGGCGGCCACTACCCGGCGCCGCCGAAGCCTGTCCCCGGCACGCCGAAGAAGGGATGATGGACAGCATGAGCCAGCCCGTGAACCTGACCAAGAGCCCGGTACCCGACCCGCATGCTCAGCTCCGGAAGCACATGGCCCAGATGCGGTCAGGAGCCCGAGCCGTTCTCGAAGGGGCCGCGTTCCGTGAGGCGGGACTGGGGCTCCAGCGCTTCGCCGAAGGTTTCCGCCACCGCCCCTGACCGACCAGCAACTCCTCACCAGGCCCCGATCGCACCGCGCGGTCGGGGCCTTCCCCATGCCGCCCGCCGCAATTGGCCCACGATCTGCAAGGCAGACACTCCCTGACAAGTGGGCCATTGGCCTACCCTGACACTGAAGGGAGGCACCCATGGCGGCTTTCAACCCCGACCAGCACCGCAACGGCAACGGGCGATTCGAGTACACCCTCACCGGAGCCGAACGCGACCGCGACGCTGCGCTCCTTCGCGAGGACGGCTGGACCTACCAACGCATCGCCGACCACCTCGGCTTCTGCGACAAGGGCGAAGCCCACCACGCCGTACGCCGCGTTCTGGCCGCGACCGTCCGTGAAGCCGGTGACGCACTGCGCGCCCTTGAAGACGCCCGCCTCGACGCCGAGTTGGTACGCCTCAACGAACTCGAAGCCGTCGTGTGGGAAGTCCTGAAGAAGAAGCACGTCACCGTCTCCAACGGCAAGGTCATCTACCTCCACGAGGAACCGCTCGAAGACGACGCGCCTGTCCTCCAGGCCGTCGACCGGCTCATGAAGATCGAGGACTCCCGCAGGCGGAACGGCGAGTCGAGACGCAAACTCCACGGCCTGGACGCCGAGAAGAAAATCAGCGTGTCCGGTGGCGTCCGGTACGAGATCGTCGGCGTGAACCCGGAGGACCTGACGTGAGCAAGCAAGGCACGTGCGGCAACCTCTACCCCACCTGCGGGCCGCTGGCCGTTGCCCTCGTCGTCTGCCAGGACGGCGACGAGATGCGCATGTGCAAGGGCTGCCTCGACAACTGGCTCGACTCCGCAGACGACGCCGAGTACCTGGAACCCGCGGCATGGTTCTGGCTCGACGGCAGCCCGAGCGCACCGTCGCCCGAGGACTGGACAGCCGCGCTCCGCGCCCCCCGTAACAGGGAGGCCGTCGCTGCCGCGCTGCGCCGCGAAGCCCGTTGCAACCCGCAGTGGCTGCGAGACTTCCTCGCCCGCGAGCAGCGCATCATGGGCCACCGGGCACCCGTATGACCACGGAAGCCGAGCCGCAAGGCACTGTCGTTCGGTACGAGCCCCGGGGCGCAGCGCGGGAGCTGTTCCGCACCCGGGCCTCCGAAGTCGCCATGGCCGGGCCCGCCGGTACCGGCAAGTCGCTCGCCTGCCTGTTTCGTATGCACCTGGCCGCACTGACCAACCCCGGCATCCGCTGCCTCATCGTCCGCAAGACCGCCGTCAGCCTCAGCGCCACGACGCTCGTCACGTACGAAAAGAAGGTCGCCGCCCACGCCCTGGCCGCGGGGATCGTCACCTGGTTCGGCGGGTCGCCGCGCGAGGCGGCCGCCTACCGGTACGACAACAAGTCCCGCATCGTCGTCGGCGGCATGGACAAGCCGGAGAAAGTCCTGTCGTCCGAGTACGACCTGGTGTTCGCCGACGAGGCGACCGAGCTGACCGAGACCGACTGGGAAACCCTCGGCACCCGCCTGCGTAACGGGGTCCTCGCGTGGCAGCAGCAGATGGCCGCGTGCAACCCGGCGCAGCCGAAGCACTGGATCAAGCAGCGGTCCAAGCGCGGCACGATGACGATGCTCAACTCCCGGCACCACGACAACCCGGCCTACGTACGGGCGGACGGGACACTCACGGCGCAGGGCGCGGACTACATGGCCAAGCTCGACGCGCTCACCGGGGTCCGCAAACTCCGCTACCGGGACGGGATCTGGGCTGCGGCCGAGGGGCTGATCTACGAGGGGTGGGACGAAGCCGCCCACCTCATCAAGCCGTTCAAGATCCCCGACTCGTGGACGCGATGGCTCGTCGTCGACTTCGGGTTCACCAACCCGTTCGTCTGCCAGTGGTGGGCCGAAGACCCCGACGGGCGCCTCTACCTCTACCGCGAGATCTACCGCACCAAGCGCCTCGTTGAGGACCACGCGAAGGACATCCTGCGCCTCGTCACCGACGACGACGGCGAGTGGACAGAGCCGAAGCCGCGGGCGGTGATCTGCGACCACGACGCGGAGGACCGGGCCACGCTGGAGAAGCACCTCGGGCTGGGCACGTGGCCGGCGAAGAAGGGCGTGTCGGACGGGATCCAGGCGGCGCAGTCCCGGCTCAAGGTTCAGGGCGACGGGAAGCCGCGGCTGTTCCTGGTGCGGGGTGCGTTGGCCGAGGTGGATCCGCTGCTGGTGGAGGCGAAGAAGCCGACGTGCACGGAGGAGGAGATCACCGGTTACGTGTGGGCGGTGAAGCCGGGTGGCGAGGCGAAGGAAGCTCCGGTGAAGGAGCACGACCACGGGATGGACTGCGTGCGGTACATCGTGGCGCAGCGGGATCTGACCGCCACTACGCGGGTACGTTGGCTCTGATCATGCATTTGTGGGAACTCTACAACTCCGGGATTACCTGGGTGAGGTGGCTCTGACCATGGGAAATGCGCGATTGGCCAGGTGGGGCCGCAAGTTGCGTGGTGGAGTCCCTACAGTTTTGGACGCGGGTGCGGCTATTCTTTTGTCACAAGGTGCTAGTTTGATCTACGAGCCTGCCGGATGGATCACCGCCGGACTCGCCCTGATGGTCATCAACTGGCGCATCCACACCGAGTAACCGACAGGGGGTTGCCGTGGCCAGAACCCTCCTCGGCGCACTCCTCAACCGAGCACCGGTCGACACCCCCGTCCCCTTCGCATCACGCGGCCAGACCCGCGCCCTGCCCTTCCTGCGCCCCGCCGGAGTCACCGGCCAGATGCGCGCCATGGGCTCCGTCGGCACCCTCTTCAGCATCGTCAACCGCACCTCCAACGCCGTCGCGCAGGTCGACTGGAAGCTGTACCGCAAGGCCAAGTCCGGCATGAAGGAAGACCGCGTCGAGGTCACCTCTCACGCGGCCCTGGACCTGTGGAACAAGCCCAACCGGCACATGCCGCGGCAAGAGTTCGTCGAGACGTTCCAGCAGCACGTGGACCTCACCGGCGAAGGCTGGTGGATCGTCGCCCGCGACCCGCGGTCGCCGATCCCGCTGGAGCTGTGGCCGGCCCGCCCGGACCGCATGACGCCGGTCCCGAACAGAGAGCGGTTCCTCGACGGGTACGTGTACACCAGCCCGGACGGGGAGCAGGTGCCGCTCGGTCTGAACGAGGTCATCTTCCTGCGGATGCCGAACCCGCTCGACCCGTACCGCGGCATGGGCCCGGTCCAGTCGGTACTCGCCGACCTCGACGCAACCCGGTACTCCGCTGAGTGGAACCGCAACTTCTTCCTCAACTCGGCCGAGCCGGGCGGAATCATCGAGGTCCCCAACGGGCTCTCGGACAACGACTTCAACCAGCTCCGTGAGCGGTGGAACGAGCAGCATCGCGGCGTCGCGAACGCGCACCGCGTAGCGATTTTGGAGCACGGGGCCTGGAAGGACCGGAAGCTCTCCCAGCGGGACATGCAGTTCGTCGAACTCCGCGACGTGAGCAGGGCCGTGCTGCGTGAGGCGTTCGGCATCAGCGCGTTCGCGCTCGGCGAGGTCACCGACATCAACAGGGCGACCGCCGAAGCGTCGAAGGCGTGGTTCGCCGACCAGCTCACCGTGCCCCGCCTGGAGCGCATCAAGGCTGCGCTGAACCACGACCTCTTGCCGCTCTTCGGGCCGACCGCCGCCGGGCTGGAGTTCGACTACGAAAGCCCCGTCCCCCCGGACCCGGAGACCGAGGCGAAGCTCCTCACCGCCCGTACGGCCGCCGCGAAGGACCTGATCGACGCCGGGCTGTCGTCCGCGTCCGTCCTGTCCGCCGTCGGCCTGCCGGAGATCGAGTCGTCCCCCGCCGAGGGCGGCGACGGGACGATCACCCCGCGCGAGCTGGGCGACATGATCCAGTCCATCTACCTGGGAATCGGCACCGTCATCACCTGGGAAGAGGGCCGCGACATCCTCAACCGGGCCGGCGCCGGCCTGAACTTGACCACCCCGGCCCCGGAGGGCCCGCCCCCGCGGCGCGGCGCCCGCGCGCAGTTCGAGGACCTCGCCGCAGCGCTCCTCGGTGAACCGCCTGCCGATGACCCGGCGGACGACACCATCGAGGCTGCCATGCGGTGGGTCGCGGTGTGCAAGGACGACGACAACTCCTGTGATCCGTGCCGCAACAACGACGGCCAGACGTACCGCAACCGGGCTGCCGCCTACAAGGACTACCCGGGCGGCAAGGGCTACATCCACTGCGTCGGCGCGCAGCACGGCAACGAGTGCCGCTGCACCGTCGTGAAGAGGCGCAAGACGGGAGACGACGAGTGAGCACCCTGCCGTGGATCACCACCCCCGGTGTGCCTCCGGGCATCCAGGCCAAGGCGCAGAAGCAGGCGCGCGCCGAGCACCCCTGGTACCGCATCACGAACTCCACCGCAGACGAAGCGGAGTTCGTGCTGTACGACGAGATCGGCGGCTGGTTCGGCTCCACCGCCGACGACGTCGTCGCCGAACTGCGGTCCGTCACCGCGTCGAAGATCCGCGTCCGCATCAACTCGCCGGGCGGGTCGGTGTTCGACGGGATCGCCATCGCCAATGCCCTGCGCGCGCACCCCGCCGACGTCACCGTCCAGGTCGACGGGATCGCAGCGTCGATCGCGTCCGTCATCGCCATGGCCGGCGACCGGCTCGTCATGATGCCCAGCTCGACGCTGATGATTCACGACGCGTCCGGGCTGTGCATGGGCAACGCCGCCGACATGAGCAGCATGGCCGACCTCCTCGACAAGCTCAGCGACAACATCGCCGACGTGTACGCCACCAAGGGCGGCGGCACCCGCGAGCAGTGGCGCGACCTCATGCAGGAAGAGACCTGGTACCTAGCCGACGAAGCCGTCGCCGCAGGGCTCGCCGACGAGGTAGCACCCGGCCGTACGGCCACCGAGCCCGCAGTGCCGGAAGACCTGACGAACACGTGGGACCTGTCGGTGTTCCGGTACGCCGGCCGCGCCGACGCTCCCGCTCCGGTCCTCAACTCGACGCCGGAGCCGGAACCTCCGCCGGTCATGGAACCCGATCCGGAGCCCGCCCCGGAGCCGCCTGCCGAGCCTTCGCTCCCTCCCGGGGTGGAGCCGGGGGTCGGGAACCCGGGCGACGGCGACGGCACGGAGGAAGACCCGCCTGCCGAGGGCCGGGCCACCGAACCATCCGACTCCGCAGCGGCGCCCGCTGCCGCGGCCGACACCGAGTGGGCCGACCTGGTCGCCCGCCTGACCGCCGTCGCCCCCAGCGCGGACGACGAGTTCACCCGCCTGAAGGAGGCACTGCTGTGACCACACCCACCATCCCGCGCACCAGCGACGAGCTTGCGGAGATGCTCGCTGACCCGGCGAAGCTGAAGGAGGTGATGGCCTCCAAGGACTCGCTGACGGAGTTCATCACCGCGTACGGGCAGGCGCAGCAGGGCGACGGCACCGAGCTGAACCGGCTCGTCGCGGAGGAGACGCAGAAGGTCTTCGCGCAGATGCTGCGCGACAACAACATGCCGGGCGGGAAGGACCAGATCCAGCGCCTGGACCTGGACCCGCAGGCCAAGCGCGGCGGGATGCTCACCACGCACCGGAAGGGCACCGCGCACAACCCGGCCGCTCCCGGGGCCAGCCTGGACAAGACGTTCGCCAACTCGGTGGACTACGTCCAGACGATCTGGCACAAGACCCAGCAGACCAACGAGATCGGCGAGAAGCTCGCCACCCTCCGCAACGCGGCCAGCAGCGTGAGCCCGGCGGACGGCGGGTTCCTCGTCCCCGAGGTGCTCCGCTCCCAGCTCCTCCAGATCGCACTGGAGATGTCCGTCGTCCGGCCGCTCGCAACCGTCGTCCCGATGGACTCGGCCCGGGTCCCGATGCCGATCATCGACTCGACGACGAACCGCGGTTCGGTCTTCGGCGGCATGATCACGTACTGGGGCGAGGAAGGCGCGATGCTCCAGGACTCCAACCCGAAGTTCGGGCGGGTCGACCTCGATGCGAAGAAGCTCACCGGCCTGTCCGCAGTGCCGAACGAGCTGCTCCAGGACTCCATCGTCAGCTTCGCTTCGCTGATCGAAACGCTGTGGCCGCAGGCTCTGTCCTTCTCCGAGGACAACGCGTTCATGGTCGGCACCGGTGTCGGCATGCCGCTCGGGTTCCTCGGCGCGAAGAACAAGGCGGCCGTCGCGGTCACCCGCACCACCAGTTCGAAGATCCAGTACCCGGACATCGTCGGCATGTACGCACGCATGCTGCCCTCCTCGCTGTCCAACGCGGTGTGGATCGTCGCCCCCGACGCCCTGCCGCAGCTCCTCCAGATGTCCCTGGACGTCGGCACCGGCGGCAACAGCGTGTTCGTCGTCAACGCGGCCGGCCCGATGCCCATGAGCATCTTCGGCCGCCCGCTGATCATCTCCGAGAAGGCCGGACAGCTCGGCGCCCGCGGCGACATCGCGTTCGTCGACCTGGCGTACTACCTGATCGGCGACCGCCAGACGATGACCGCCGACAGCTCGACGGACTACCAGTTCGGCTCGGACAAGACCACGTTCCGGATCATCCAGCGCGTCGACGGCCGCCCGTGGCTCCAGTCGGCCATCACCCCCGCGAACGGCTCCAGCAACAAGCTGTCGCCGTTCGTCGAACTCGCAGCCTGATCCACCCCCGGCTGGCGCCGGCAGTAACTCCCCGGCGCCAGCTTCCACCGGGTCGGCAGTGTCGCCCCGACAAGGCATCCAGACAGGAGAACGACCATGGCGCAGAAGGCACTCGGCCGGCTGTTCAACAGCACCCCGGCCGCCGACAACGTGTGGATCAACCTTCAGGACGCGGGCGGCGTGTCCTTCCTGTGCTTCCTCACCGGCGGCGCGGGCGACACGTACACCCTCACGCAGGCGCAGGACGCGTCCGGCACCGGGGCCAAGGCCCTGACCTGCATCACCGAGTACTACACCAACACCGGCAACGGCTCGGACGCCTGGACGAAGCGCACGCAGGCGGTGGCCAACACGGTCGTCGCTGCGGCGGCGGCCACACAGAACGCCGTCGCGATCGAGGTGCTGGGTGTGTCGCTCGACGACGGGTTCCAGTTCGTGCGGCTCGCGTCGACCGGATCCGGCGCGGTCAACGCGATCACCTCCGACCTGAACGTGCAGCGGACACCGGAGAACCTGCCCGCAATGGCCACCGCATGATCCGGGGCCGGACTCGCGCTGACGGGGCTGTCGAGTTCTACGACAGCGAGTCCGACGAGGTGGTGGTCACCATCTCCTCCGAGGGCATCGAGGGAGGCGGCGGGGCTGCTGTCGCGTGGGACGACGTCACCGGGAAGCCGGCCACGTTCGCGCCGACGATCGGTGCCACCGCGGTCACGGCGGTCGCGGGCAACGACAGCAGGCTGACGGCTGGCGCCGCCGGCACCGCTACGGTCCGGGCGCTCGGTACGGGTGCCACGACGGCGGCTGCCGGGAACGATGCGCGGCTCCTCACTGGGTCAGCATCCGCGGTGAACAACGCGGCCACGTTCGCCGACCTGACCGCCGCGACGACCGCCTACAACACGCTGCTGGCCGCTCTGCGGGCGCGCGGAATCATCACGGGGTCCTGATGGCGCTACTGATCTGCACCGGCTGTACGGCCGCGTACGCGGTGGGCGCCGGCCGGTGCCCGCAGTGCGGGGTCACGGACTACATCGAGCAGGGAGAGGACATGGCGAAGGTCACCGTTCACGGCGGGCCCACCGACGCGCTCGCCGACAGCGAGCCGGACGAGGAAGCAGGTGAGCAGACATCAGCTGGGAAGAACTCGGAGCGATCCTCAGAGCAGGAGCAGTCCTCGCCGAAGAGGAGCGGAGCCGGACGCCGGAAGCCTGCCCCAACGACGGCGAGCCCCTCAGCTCCGGGCCGGACGGGCTCCTCTTCTGCAAGTGGGACGGATGGCGCCCCGACGGGTCCTTCGTCGGACGGTAGCGCCTGATGCAGACCCCCAGCCTCGGCCGCGTCGTGCTCGTCCTCGTCAACCCCGTCACCAACGGCGGGGCCGACGTGGCGCCGGCGACCGTCGTACGGGTCGGCAGCGAGCACGACGACGGCACATGGACCGTGAACGTGAAGGCGGATCTGGACGCGTCGACCACCGCGAAGTGGCTCACGTCCGTGCGGCTGTTCGCCGATGAGGAGACCGCCCGCACCTGGGACGGGCCGGCCGCGTACTGGCCGCCCCGAGCCCGCTGACCACCACCAGCACTAGAAGCCACCAAGGGAGGTGACAGAGATGATCCCGTACTGCACCCGCGAAGACGTCCAGGCCGCCGCCGACTTCAAGCTCACGGCCCGAAACGGCCGACGCATCGACCGCGCGGTCGATGCCGGGTCCCGCAGCGTCGACTCGCTCTGTCACCGCACCTTCTACCCCCAGTACGACACCCGGCGGTGGGACTGGCCCAACGGGCAGTACGCCAGGCCGTGGCGCCTGTGGCTCGACGACAACGAGCTGATCTCCCTCACCGCCGTCACGTCCGGCGGCACGGTCATCCCCATGGACACCGTGCTCCTGGAGCCGAACACCTCGGGCCCCCCGTACAACCGTGCCGACCTCGACATCAGCACCACGTCCGGGTGGATCGGCGGCTCCACCCACCAGCAGGACATCGCCTTGACTGGCCTGTACGGGTACCGCGACGACCACACCACCGTCGGCACGACCACCACCGCGCTGGACGCAATGCAGACCACGCTCACCGTGACCGGGGAAGCCTCGGCGCAGCTCGGCATCGGCAGCCTCCTGCGCCTCGACGGGGAGCGGATGCTCGTCACCGGCCGGACCCAGTCCGACACCGGGCAGACCCTCGCCACTGACATGGACGCGCAGGCCAAGTCCGTCACGGTCACCGTGGCGTCCGGCGCCGGGTACGCGGTTGACGAGGCGATCCTCATCGGCGGCGAGCGGATGCTCGTCGTCGACATCGCGGGCAACAGCCTGATCGTGAAACGCGCCTGGGACGGATCGACGTCCGCGCCGCACCTCACCGGGGCTGCGATCTACGCCCCGCGGACTCTGAGCGTCGCGCGCGGTTCGTGCGGCAGCGTCGTCTCCACACACACGGACAGCGCGACGGTGGAGCGGTGGGACCCGCCGCCGCTCGTACGGCAGCTGTCGATCGCCGAGGCCATCGTCACCGCGGGCATGGAGCACTCCGCGTACTCCCAGGTCCTGCGCTCCGGTGAGGGCGACACAGAGCGCCGCAAGGACTTGTCCGGCATCAAGGGCCTGCGGGTCCAGGTGTACGACGCGCATGGCCGCAAGGCCCGACTGCGGGGGGTGTGACATGGGCGTCGAGATCTCCGCCGAGGGGCCGCTGTTCGACGGGCGCGCCGCCCAGGCGATCGCCGACTACTGCGACGACGCGCGCGACACCATCGCGGAGTTCGGCGAGGAGATCGCCCTGCGCGAAATGGGCCTCGTCTTCAAACACCCCACCGGCTACTACGAGTCGCGGGTAAAGACGAGCCTCGTCTCCTCCGACACGGCGAAGGTCGACGACTCCGGTGTCGTGTACGGGCCGTGGCTTGAAGGCGTCGGCTCCCGGAACTTTCCGCACACACGCTTCAAGGGCTACGGGCACTGGCGCATCGCGAAGGACCTCGTCCGAAACCGTGGCGTGCAGATCGCGGAGCAGGTCCTCACCCGCCACATCGAGGGGATGCGCTGATGCTCGACATCACCGGCCTCCTCGACGCGGCCATCACCCACGCCTCATCGTCCGGGCACTTCGAGACGGTCAACGGACACGAACCCCTGAACACCCCCATGTCTGGCGGGCTGGACTGCGCGGTGTGGGTGGACCGGGTGACCCCGGTGCGCAGCTCGGGCTTGAACTCGGTCAGCGTGCTGGTGGTCCTCAACGTGAGGTTGTTCTCCTCGTCTAAGAGTGAGCCCCGCGACGCGATCGACCCCGAACTCGTCGCGGCTGTCGACACTCTGTGCGCCGCGTACTGCGGTGACTTCACCCTCGGCGGCCTGGTGCGGCAGGTCGACATCCTCGGCCAGCACGGTGTGCCGCTCGGGGTGCGGGCGGGCTACGTCCAGCAGTCCGGTGACGTGTCCAGGGTGCTGACTGTCGAGCTGCCTCTGATCGTGAACGACCTCTGGGAGGAGACACCGTGAAGCAGTCCGGCCTCGGAGATCAGTTGTGGATCTCCGGTCAAGATGTGTCCGGCGACATCGGCGCCGTCAACAAAGTCGGCGGCGGCCCGGCGGTCATCGACGTCACCCCGATCAACGTCTACGCCATGGCCCGCATCGGCGGCCTCCGCGACGGCGCCATCGACTACTCCGCGTTCTGGAACCCCACGAACGGGCCGGGCCAGCCAAAGAGCGCGCACGAGGTGCTATCGCCGCTTCCGACCTCGGACGTTCTCATGACGTACGTACGCGGCGCGACGCTCGGCGGCCCGGTCGCCTGCCTCATGGCGAAGCAGCTCAACTACGACGGCACCAGGGGCGATGACGGGGCGATGACGTTCGCTGGCGCCACCCAGGGCAACGGGTACGGCCTGGAGTGGTGCCTCGGTCTCACGGCCGGGCAGCGCACCGATACTGCGGCCGGGAACGGGTCGAGCGTCGACCTGGCCACGGGGCCGACCGCGTTCGGCCTTCAGGCGTACCTCCACGTGTTCGGCCTCACCGGGACCAGCGTCACGGTGAAGCTCCAGGACAGCCCTGACAACTCCGTATGGACGGATGTCGTCGGCGGCGGGTTCACCGCGGCGACCGGCATCACGGCGCAGCGCATCCAGACCGCCCGCAACCAGACGGTCCAGCGCTACCTCCGGGCCGTGTCCGTCGGCACCTTCACCAGCGCGGTGTTCGCGGTGGCCGTGAACCGCAACGAAGTGGAGACGGAGTTCTGATGACCAGGCTCGAACGGGATCTCCTCCCGCCCCAGGCGTACCAGACATTCGGCATCGCGCAGCCGGCCGACACCCTCGTGCGCGCGGCGTGCGAGCAAGTCGGGTGCGCAGCGTGGCAGTTCGGGTGGGAAACCGTCCTCGACGAGAGCACCGAGCAGGGGCAGCGGCAGGCCGCGTACGTCCGGCTCAAGGCGGGTCGCACGTTCCGCGAGATGAAGACCGACACCGGGCTGACCGTGTTCCGCTTCGAGGCGCACCAGCGGTGCTTCGCCGAACACCAGACCCGGCCGCAGATCTTCGCGGTGAGGGACGGCGACCACCGCGGCAACCCGACCGGCCGCCACCGTACGCACACCCGCCCGGCCGACTGGGTCGAGGACTTCGGCGAGAACCAGCTCCGGCTCGCCGACCAGCAGCAGAAGGGATAACGGCCATGGCCAAGGAATCAGGGCTCGGGTGGACCACGTGCAGCGTCGACGACGCCACGGGCACACCGCAGGACATCCGGAACGACGTCACCAACTTGCAGTTCGCCACGCCGCGCGCCGTGCAGGACGTCACCGGCATCGACAAGAGCGCGATGGAGAGGTTGCTGTTGCTCGCCGACTTCTCGATCACCCTGAACGGGGTGTTCAACGACGCGGCGAACAAGTCGCACGCCGTGTTCAAGACCGTCCCCAGCACCAGCGTGGCCCGGACGGTGTCCCTCGCCGTGTCCGGCCAGACCCTCGCCAACGAGTGCGTCTTCACCGACTACCCCATCAGCCGATCCGACTCCGGGGAGCTGACGTGGGCCGTCCCCGGTGTCCTGTCCGACGGCACCGTCCCCACCTGGAGCTGACGAAATGGCCGGATACCGCCACAAGCGCAAGCGCATCAACGTCACCTTCGAAGGCGACCACGAGTACGCCGGGTTCGAGGCTGTCCTGCGCGGCAAGTCCCTCGGCGAGTACCTCAACCTCATGGGCATCGGCGAAGTCGACATGAGCGGCATCGCTGACCAGCTCAAGGAGATGGGGCGCGCGCTCATCTCCTGGAACCTCCTCGACGAGGACACCGGCGAGCCCATCCCGCCCACTCAGGAAGCGGTGTACGAGCAGGACCAGGATCTGATGCTCGCGCTCGCCACCGCGTGGGCCGACGGACTGGCCGGCGTGTCCGCCCCTTTGGAGAGCGGCTCGACCGATGGGCAGCCGTCCCTGGAGGCGTCGCTGCCGATGGAACCCCTGTCACTGAGCCAGGCGAGCTGACCCACGCCCGAACCGTCTTGACCTTGTGCGAGCGGTTCGGGTGCCTGCCCAGCCAACTGCTGGCCGAAGACGCCTCCCTGTGGCGCCTCCTGAAGATCGTGCAACGCGGAACCCCGGAAGGAGGTGGTGACCATGGGCAATGACATTTCGATCAGCGTCCGCGTCAACAACCAGTCCGGCACGGGCCTGGCCGGGGTCACCACCGCCCTCCGCAACCTCAAGGACAAGGCCAAGGACGCCGACCGGGCGGTCACCAGCCTCCGTACGACCCTGGCCCGGAACCTCTCGGCGGCCGTCACCCTCGACGACCGGACCGGGACAGGCGCCACCGCCGTCAAGGCGGCCATCGCCGGGCTGAAGCGGCTCAGCCCAGTCGAGCTGGACGCCACCCTGAACGACCGCACCGGCCCCGGCACGACTGCGATCCGTACCGCGATTACACGCCTCCGCGCCCTCAGCCCCGTACGCCTCGAAGCCAACTTCAGCGGGTCCACCGGCGAAATCACCGCAGCGGCCACCGCGATGCGGAACCTCAAGACCGCCGCCGGCGCGGCCGGAACCGCCCTCGGCGCGCTCACCCCGAAGGCCACGGCGACGGCTGCCGCGCTGACGGTGCTGAAGAACGCCGCACAGGAGGCGTCGAACGCGCTCCGCACATTGCGCGGCCGGGCTGCGGCGGCGGCTGCGGCGATGGCCGAACTGCGGGCCAGCACCATGCTCGCGTCCAACGGGCTCCGGTCCTTCAACACCCGTGCGGCGGCGGCCGATGGTCGCCTCGGAGACCTGTCGACCCGCACCCGCTCGCTCCGTAGCGACATGGACGACCTCGACACGTCACTGACACGTGTAGGCGGACGCATGGGCGCCCTCCGCGGATCCCTCGGAACCCTTGGGTCCTCCGCAGGCGGCGCGGCCGACGGCACCCGCGGCCTGATGATGGCCGCGATCGCCCTCGCCCCCGCGCTGCTCCCGATCGCCGCAGCCACCGTTCCGATCATCGGCGCCGTCGGCGCTGCTGCTGTCGGCGTGACCGCGTTCGCGCTGGCGCTCGCACCGCAGGCCAAGGCCATGGCCGACGCCAGCAAGGCGAGCACGGAGTACACCGAGGCCCTCCGTAAGAACGGCGCCGGGTCCAAGGAGGCGCTTACCGCCGAGAAGGCGATGACCGACTCCCTGGCCAAGCTGCCCCCGGCGACACGCGAGGCCGCAGCGGCGCTGTCGGTGGTGAAGGAGGAGTACGTCGGCTGGGGCGAGGCGCTGGCTGGCGACACCATGCCCATCGCGACGAAGAGCTTCAGCACGTTCACGGGGCTGATCGAGGGCATGACGCCGGTCGTCAAGTCGTCCGCCGTCGAGCTGGACCGAATGATGACGGTCCTGGCCGGCGGAACCCAGACCAAGGGCTTCGAGCAGTTCATGGACAAGATGGCCGACTGGGCTGGCGGTGCGCTGCGGTCGGCGACGAACGGGATCATCACCTTCTCCCGCGCCCTGTCGTCGGGTACCGGGTCGGGGCCGATCTCGGAGTTCATGCAGTACGCGAAGGAGAACGGACCGCTCGTTGGCGAGACGCTGCGGAATCTGGGCGAGGCCCTGGGGCGGTTGATCAACGCGGCGTCTGAGGTCGGCGTAGGGATGCTCCAGGTGATCAACGCGTTCGCCGCGCTGGTCGCGTCGCTGCCGACCGAGCTGATCACGACGCTGATGCAGATGGCGATCGCGTTCAAGGCCGTGAAGATGGCGGCGGCGGGGATGGCGGCGGTAGGTGTCGCACTGGCGGCGGTGCGCGCGCAGGCGGTCCTCGCGGGTACGGCGGCGATCGGCGCGTCCGGTGGTGTCGCGACACTGACGGCCGCGTTCATGGCGCTGTCGCGCGGCGCGAAGGTCGCGGTGGCGGCGACGGGGATCGGCCTGCTCGCGGTCGCGTTGATCGAGCTGTCGAGCATCGGCGCCAAGGCGCCGCCGAACGTCGACAAACTGTCCAGCAGCCTGGCCAAGTTGGGGCAGACAGGCAAGGCGTCGGGCGAGGCGTCGCGCGTGTTCGGCAAGGATCTGGACGGGCTGTACAAGTCGGTCCGGTCGCTGACCGATCCAAGCACGGCCGACGGCGTGCAGCAGTTCCTCGTCGGCTGGACCGGGTTCGACTCCACCCCGGTGAAGGAAGCCAAGGAGAACTTCAACGCGATCGACGACGCGCTCGCCGACCTCGTAAAGGGCGGCAAGGCGGACCTCGCGGCAGCTGCGCTGGAGCGGTTGAAGGCGTCGTACAAGAAGGGCGGCGGCGATGTCTCCGACTTCACGGGGAAGCTCAACGACTACAAGGACGCACTGGCGGACGCGAAGTTCGAGCAGCAGCTCGCGGCCGACGCGCAGGGGCTGTTCGGCCAGGCGGCGCTGAAGACACAGGAGAAGCTAGAAGCACAGAAGGCCAGCGCGGACGGGCTGCGGCAGAGCATCCAGGCGTTGAACGACGTCAACAGGGCAGCGTCGGGCGCGATGAATGCGTTCGAGGCGTCGATCGACAACGGGATGAAGGCCGCTGCTGAGAACGCCGGCGGGTTGAAGGGCGCGTTCGACAAGGTCACCGGGACGCTCGACTTGAACACCGAGGCCGCGAGGAACGGCGAGTCCGCACTGCGGGACCTCGGCGCGACAACGGACGCGGCCACCGCAGCAGCGCGGGACAACGGGGCGTCGTGGGACCAGGTCCAGGCGACGTACGAGCGGGGCCGGGCCAACTTCATCAAGATGGCTCAGACGATGGGCCTGACCCGCGAGGAGGCGGGGCTCCTCGCGGAGAAGATGTTGGACATGCCCGACAAGGAAGTCTTCTTCAAGGGCACGATCTCCGACCTCGACGCGAAGATCAAAACCGCGCAGGCGAAGGTCGACGCGCTGAAGCAGAAGAGCCCCGCACAACTCCGGGCTAACGGTGGGCAGCTCGCGAAGGAGAAGGCCGCCGCCCAGAAGCGGTTGGACGCGCTGAAGCAGAAGAAGGCCGCCGCGATCAGGGCCAGCAACCAGACCGGTCCCGGCGTCTCCGCTGCCAAGAAGTCCATCGCCAGCGTCAAGGGCAAGACGGTGAGCGTCATGGTCCAGTACCGCTCCGACACCTCAGGGGTGTCCGACTTCGCGAAGAGCATCGGCGGCTTCGCTCACGGCGGTGTCGTCGGCGCGGCCGGCGGTGGCCCGCGGTCCCGGTTCACGATGGTCGGCGAGCAGGGCCCGGAGCTGGTGGACCTCGCGCCCGGTTCGCGGGTGCGGTCGAATCCGGACACGAAGCGCATGCTCACCGGCGGCCACGCCACGGCGAGCGGCGGCGCGCAGCCGATGGTGGTGCACCTGCACGTCGGCGCCAAGGAGATCGCGCAGGTCCTCATCGACCCGCTGCGCAAGGAGATCCGCACGCAGGGCGGCAACGTCCAGGCCGTCCTCGGACAGCGGGGGGCGAACTGATGGCGTTTCCCCAGACTGCGCTGCCGATCCAGGTCGACCTCCAGATCGACGGAGCGTGGACGGATTACACGTCGGACGTGTACTCGCGCGGCGACATCGTCATCACCCGGGGCCGGACCGAGGAAGCACAGGCCGTGAACCCCGGCCGGTGCACCTTCCAGCTCAACAACCGCGACAGCAAGTTCAGCCCCAGAAACCCGCTGTCGCCGCTGTACGGGAAGATCGGCCAGAACACCCCCGTGCGGGTCAGCGTCCACACGGGCACCCCCTACCTGGAGACCCCCGGTGCTCCAGGCGACGCAGCGACCACCCCGGACGTCGCGGCGCTCGACATCACCGGTGACACGGACGTACGCGTCGACGTGCGGCTGTTCGACTGGGAGGCCACGACCCCGGCCGAGCTGTGCTCCAAGTGGAGCCTGTTGACCGGCCAGCGGTCGTGGCTGCTGTTCATCTACCAGCGCCGGATCTGGCTGTACACGACGTCCGACGGGGCCACGCCCCTGATGCACAGCTCGACGTCCAAGCTCGACGTACCGCGCGACGGGCGCCTCGCCGTACGCGCCGCGATCGACGTCAACAACGGGGCGTCCGGCAGGACGATCACCTTCTACACAGCGCCGTCGATCGGCGGCACGTGGACCCAGCTCGGCAACCCGGTCGTCGTCGCGGGCACCACCAGCATCTTCAACAGCACCAGCCCGGTGACGGTCGGCGACGGCTCGGGCGGATTCTTCTCCCCGGCGGCCGAGTTCTTCGGCTTCGAGCTGCGCTCCGGCATCGGCGGCACCGTGGTCGCGAACCCCAACTTCACCACGCAGGCCGTCGGCGCGACCAGCTTCGCCGACGCGGCCGGCCGCTCGTGGTCCATGTCCGGGGGCGCGGCCATCACCAACCGGCAAACGAGGTTCGCCGGGGAGATCCCTGACTGGCCCGTCGAGTCCGACACTTCCGGGCAGGACGTGTACATCACCGTCGAGGCGGCGGGGATCCTGCGCCGCCTCGGGCAGGGCCGGCCTGCGCTCGACTCCACCCTGCGGCGCCGTATCCCCAGCTTCTCCCCGGTGGCTTACTGGCCCATGGAGGACGGGCCCGTGTCCACCCAGAGCTACTCGCCGATCCCCGGTGTGCTGCCCATGCGCCTCACCGGTTTCGTGTACGGCTCCGACGACTCGCTGCCCGGATCATCGGCCCTTCCTGCGGCCGGGGCGTCGGCGACCCTGATCGCCGGGGTGCCGCCGACGACGCCGGGTGAGTGGCAAGTCGAGTGCGTGTACAACCTGGACGAGATGCCGGCGACGCTGAGCGAACTGCTGCTCGTACGGACCACCGGGACAGCGAGCCGCATCCGGGTGCGGATCTCCCCCAACCACGTGGACATCCAGGGCCTGGACCCGGCCGGTGATGAAGTGTTCGTGGCGAACTCGACGGCCCCGGACTTCACCGGGGCGTGGACACGCCTCCAGATCAAGACACAGACGTCCGGCGGCACCGTGACTGCGACGGTCCGGTGGATCACTATCGGCGGTAACGGGCTCGCCACCAACGCCACGTACTCCGGCACTGCCGGGTACGTCACCCAAGTCTCCGGCACGTACGGAGCGACCTTGGAGGGGCTCCGTCTCGGGCATCTCGCCGTTCTGACACCCCAGTCCGATGCCCCGTTCTCCGGCGCCGACCAGGGCTTCAACGGGGAAACCGCAGGGCTGCGAATGCAGCGCCTGGGGACGGAGGAAGCCACGCCCGTGGCGGCGCGCGGTCTGACCGGCGCGCAGTCCCGGCTCGGGCCGCAGCGCCCGGAAGTCCTTGTCGCGCTCCTCCAGGAAGCAGCGGATTCGGATCACGGGATCCTGCACGAGGCGCGGGAGCGGATCGGGCTCCAGTATCTGGGGCGCGGCGTTCTGGAAAACCAGAGCCCGACGGCGGTCCTGGCGTACGACACGGACCTGATGCCCGGCCTGATGCCTGCTGCTGACGGTCTGGCGTCGGCGAACGACGTGACCGTCACGAGGGACGGCGGGAGCAGCGGCCGGGCGGTGCTGGAGGAGGGGCGCCTGTCCGTCCTGGCGCCACCGGCGGGGATCGGCCCGTACCCGGACAGCGTCAGCCTGTCGCTGCACCAGGACGCGCAGGCAGTGCTCCATGCGGGCTGGCTGATGCACCTGGGCACGGTGGACGAGGCCCGGTACCCGGTCGTGAATGTGGCGCTGCACCGCAATCCGGAGCTGACCTCGCAGGTCATGGCCCTGGACTCGGGGGCGCGGATGCAGATCACCGGCCCGCCGGCCCGGTTCCAGCCGGACACTATCGACCTGCTGGTGCAGGGCTACACGGAGACCCTGTCGCAGTACACATGGGCGTTCGCGTTCAACTGCACCCCCGCCAGCCCGTACACGGTGGGGGTGGTGGATGACCCGGACGTGTCCCGCGCGGACACAGACGGATCGTCGCTGGTGACGGACCTGACGAGCACTGCGACCACGGCATGGGTTCTGACTGACCGGGCCACCGAGTACCCGCGGTGGGTCGACTCCGCCGGGTACGCCTCCCATTTCCCGTTCGACGTGAGCATGGGCGGGGAGGTCGTCACAACAACGGGGATCCTCAACTGCGCTGACACCTTCAACCGCACAGTCGCGGCAGGCAGTTGGGGCACCTCATCGTCCGGCCTGGTGTGGCAGACGGCGGGGGGCCTCGCGTCCGACCGGTCCGTCAACGGGAGCCGCGGCGTCATCACCCTCGCCGCGAACGTGTCGACGGTCCGCCTCCAGGAACTGCTGTCCGCCGCCGTCGGCAACTGCGAGGTACGCGTACGCCTGTCCGTCTCGGCGGTCGCGACCGGCGCGTCGCTCGTGCCCGGGGTCATGCTCCGGTGCGCCACCGCGGGGGACTACTACCGGGCCCGGGTGCACTTCGGCACCGGCGGCAGCATGTTTGCGTCCGTCACCCGGGACACCACCCAGATCGGTGCCTCCCCGAGTCTCCCCTACACCTACGCGGCGAACGATGAGTTCGAGGTGCGAGTGCGGCTCATCGGCCACACCGTGCAGATTCGCGTCTGGCCCGTCGGCGCCACCGAGCCCGATGTGTGGCACCACACCGAGACCGTGGTCACCAACACGATCGCTACCGGGACGGTCGGCCTGGTGGGGTCCGCGTTCGCCGGGATGACGCTCGTCAACGCCCAACTGCGCTATGACCAGTTCGAGGTCATCACGCCGCAGCGGTTCACCCTGACCCGCTCCGTCAACGGCATCACCAAGCCCCAGACCGCCGGGACGGATCTCCGTCTCACCCAGCCCACCATCACCGCCCTGTAAGGAGGACCAGATGCCGCTTCTCGCGGGTGAACGTCTCACCGCGGCCAAGCTCAACCGCCTGCAACCGACGACGTACGACGCCGTCGCAAGCTCCGCCCTGACGGGGCCGCAGACCAACACGGACGTCCCCGGCGCCACCATCACCCTCATCACGGAAACGGACAACGCGATCGCCACCGTGGACGCCACGTTCGACTTCGACCCCACGGGCGCCGTGGGCGGCCTGTCCTCCGGGCGCCTCTGGGTCGACGGGGTAGCGGTCGGCTTGTTTGCCGTGTTCCAGGCGGGCCCTGGTGTTTCCGGCGACCGCGGCACGCACTCGCAGAGCTACCGCGTCAGCCTCGGCACGGCCGGGTCCCACACGCTGAAGCTCGCCACGACGCTGGCGACCGGCGTCAACCTCAACCTGTACACCGGGCTGGTCGTCACGATCTACGAGGTGGTCTGAGTGGGCGGGTGGGTGGCGGGAGCGCTCCGCAATTCGGGTTCCGGCTGGGCGGTGATCGAGGATGCCGGGCATGAGCCGACGGGCATCACTGGGGTCGTGACCCACGCGGATCACATCGAACTCCAGCACGCGGTGGGTGGCGCGCGGGTGTCGTTCATGCAGATCGGTGTCGATGAGACGTACGCCGCGCTGGGGCTGCGGTGCGGCGCGTCCGTCGGCATCGACATCAGCAAGATCTATCTGTACGACGAGCCCGCCGACCGGATCGGCGACTACGTGTACTACGCGTCCGGGGCCTGGCACTCGGAGAACGGCGTGTTCGGCGGGTTCACCTTCGCGGGCGGCCTGTTGACGATGACCCACGAGGACATGGGCACCGGCGGCGAGGTGGCCCTCGCGAACCGCGGCAACCTCCTCGCGCAGGTGGGGGCGTTGACCGCGACGACGACTCAGCTGGGGTTCTACAGCGGGGCGTACGGGTCGCTGGCCGCTGCTCCGTCGCCGCTCACGAGCATGCGGGTGTACGTGACCCGGTTCGGCCGGCGTGTGGTGCCTCCGGTGTCCCCGGCATCGGTCTCGTCGTCGTCGGGGAACTTGTGGGTCCGCGGCCGGATCATTCCAGCGCCCGTGCCTGCGGGCTGTACAGCAGAGGAGTCCTGATATGGCCAAGACCGGACCGCAGAAGTACCCGGGCGCGTCGACGGCGTACTTCTACCAGAGCAAGTTCGGCGGCTCGGCGATGGAGTCGAACGTCGGCGTCATGCACACCACGGAGGGCAGGACCCTCCCGTCGTACGGCGGGGGCGGCTCGGCCCCGAACTTCACCGCGCTGCCGGACATCAAGGCGAAGAAGCTGAAGTGGTACCAGCACTTCGACTTCGACGTGTCCTCCCGCGCGCTCGTCAACAAGGCGGGCGGCGTCGACACGAACACCGCGAACGCCGTGCAGGTGGAGCTGGTCGGCACGTGCGACGAGCGCCATACCGCCACCTGGGACGGCAAGCGCGCCGGAGTGGACTACATCTTCTGGCCCGCCGCCCCTGACTGGGCGCTGGCCGAGCTGGCGAAGTTCGTGAAGTGGGCGAACGAGGAGCACGGCGTCCGCCTGGCCTCCACCGTCACCTGGAAGCCCTACAAGAAGGGTCAGGTCGGCGGCAGTTACGGCGCCAACGGGGTTCGGCTCACGGGCTCCCAGTGGGGCGCTTACTACGGGTGGCTCGGCCACCAGCACGTCCCCGAAAACGACCACGGCGACCCCGGCGATCTGGACTTCGCCCGGGTGCTCGCGCACGCGAAAGGCACCAACCCCCCTGAGGAGGAAGACGTGGCACTCAGTAGCTCAGACATCGAGAAGGTCGCAGACGCAGTCGTCGCCCGGATGATGACCAAGGACGTGTGGCCGGCGCCGAAGGACGCGTCCGACTACGAGCCCACCGGGCCCAACTCGACATGGTCCGGGCGGACACTCTTCAACCGCCTGCTGTCGGACCTCTCGTATTCCCGCACCAGTCTCGCCGCGATCCGCAAGAAGCTCGGCGCGTGATCGTGAGCCGCGTGCCTGATCTTCCGCATCTCTTCCATCTCCAGCGTGACGTGGACGTCACCGGAGCGTCCGGCACCGGGCGCGTCGCCGATGGCGTGCTCTGGCCAGACGGCGCGGTCACGCTCCGCTGGCGCGGGCCCCGCGCCTCCACCGTCCACTGGGACCGCATCGAAGACGCCGAGGCCATCCACGGTCACGGCGGCCACACCACCATCGTCTGGGACGACCCCCAGCCCACCACCACCTGAACGGACACCACCACCATGAAGATCTTCGGCAGAGAGCCCGTCTACGTCCTCGCGTTCATCGCCATCACCCTCAAACTCAGCGCCGCCTACGGCCTCGACGTCACCGGAGAAGAGCAGGGCGCCATCATGGCCGTCCTCTCCCTCATCGTCGCCGTCGCCACCGCCATCGTCCTGCGCACCGGCGCCGTCGCCGCGTCGATCGTGAACCTCGCGCAGGGCGTCCTCGCCCTCTTCCTCGCCTTCGGGCTGAACATGTCCGCCGAGACGCAGTCGCTGTGGATGCTCGCCGTGGAAGGCGCCGTGGCGCTGCTGATCCACCGCGAGGTGACGGCCCCGGTGTCGTCGCACCGGCTGGAGCAGTCGAGCCCGGTGAACCGGCCGGCCGAGCCTGCCAGCGCCTGACCTGAATCTGATCGACCAGCGAGGAGCCGCACGTGCCTGAAGACCCGACTCTCGGCGAGGTGATGCGCCGCCTGGAAGACGTGCGCGCGGATCTGAAGGAGGACTTCCGGGAGCTGGGCACACGCCTCGACAGCAAGGTGTCGATGGAGCGGTACTCACTGGAGCAGCAGGCCCGCGACGAAGCGCTCCGGCAGATCGTCGAGCGCGTCAAGGCGATCGAGAGCGCCCGCGATCAGGAGGACAGGGACCGGCGGGAGGCCGAGCAGAAGGCAGCCGACCGGCGCGCGGCCGACCGCCGGATCTTGTTCTCCGCGCTGATCGCCCCGGTGCTGATGCTGCTCCTCACTCTCTACCTTTCCGCCCAGGGGGCTACGGCATGAGGCGCCACATGAGCACGACGACCCGCCGCCGACGGGCGGACTTGGGCTTCGCGCTGCTGTTCGTGCTCGTCCTCGGCGGGTTCGCGGCGATCGTGATCCTGGTGCAGGGGCTGTCGGGTGATCTGCGTACGGCGAACGCCGCGCGGGATCAGCTCGCGGCGCAGGTGCAGCGCCTCGGTGCGAAGCCCGTCGCAGGGCCACCGGGAAGCCGGGGCGAGCCTGGTGTGGGCGCGGCCGGGCCGCGCGGTCCTGCCGGGGAGCAGGGCGTCCAGGGGCCAACTGGGCCGACCGGACCGGAGGGTGACCCCGGTGTCGACGGGGAGGACGGCACTGGCAAGCCTGGGGAGCCGGGAACTCCCGGCCAGGACGGGGCGACGGTGGTGGGCGAGCCTGGCCCCGCCGGGCCGCAGGGTGCACCGGGCCCCGCCGGGCCTCCCGGTGCGGACGGCGCGAACGGCAAGGACGGGCGCGACGGCCAGACGTGCCCAGCCGGCTACTCGCTCCAGCCCCCGCTCGACGACCCTGACGCGCTGGTGTGCCGGCGGGACAGTGCGCCGGGCCCGGGGCCGTCGCCGGGGCCGTCGTCGGTGGCGATGGATCCGTTCCGCCGCCAGTACCCGTAAGGGTCACTCTTTCGTCACATGGCTTCCACGAAATGCTCACGGGCCGGATGATGCTCCTCACGATCCGCGCCCTTGGGGGGACCATGCGTACAACCACCGCCGCGATAGCGGCCGTTCTGCTGCTCGGCGCGCTCACCGCCTGCTCCGACGACGGGGGCGACGACGCGAAACCGCCTGCCGAGTCGTCCGCGCCGGCACCGGACCCGGACACCGAGTTCCTGGCCGCCGTGGAAGCTGCCGCGTTTGCGAGCTGGGAGGACACCGGGCCGACGGATGACGAGCTGGTGACGTTCCCTCCATTGTGGTGCGGCGAGCTGGAGGCGGGGCACAGCGTGGCGTACCTGCTGGACGATCCGACGTACTACCCGATCGGGCAGGACTGGGGTACAGCGAAGCCGGATGCGCAGGAGCTGATCGTGCTGGGTACGGAGTCGTACTGTCCGGAGATGAGGGATCAGGTGGTGGAGGAGTTGCGGGCAACCGGGGCGTACTGACCTGGTGGCCGCTCACGATTCAGCCCCCGCCCGAGGTTAGGTGGGGGCTTCGTCGCGTTCGGGGTCAGGCGCTGGTTGGGACTCTCCAGCAGCCGTCCGTGCAACGCTCCCCGTTGTGCGGGTAGCCCTGCTGGTCGAAGTCGCCGAACTCCGCTGCTCGCATTGCGGCCAGGCACCACTCGCCCTTCGGCGTCAGCCACGCACCACGCAGGCTCGAACCGTGCTCGATGAGTTCGGCCCGCTCCATTGCCCCGAGGACGATGTGGCTGGCGCCGGGGATGTTCCCGGTCAGCGCTTCGGCGGTCTGCCACCGGCCTTCCTCGTAGAGGGGTGCGAGGCCGAGAAGGTCTCGGACGAGGTCGTAGGTCGCTTCGGGGTTGCCGCAGCCGCAGAGGCCGAGGCCCTGGGCGTTGTCGTAGAAGACGACGTAGAGGTGTTCGAGAGTGTGCTCGTCGCTCACAGCGTGGGCTCCTTCTTGGGCCGGCCGCCTTTGCGCGCGCGGCGCGCGGCCAACTCCTGGTCAGCGGCGGCGAGGTCGGCGCGGTCTTGCGCGTCGCCGTGCTGTTCGACCATGGCGCGCACGTAGTCGAGGAGGTCGGCGCTGCGGTCGGTGTCGAGCCGGGCTGTGACCCGTCCGTAGGCGTCCCAGAGGCCGCGGGGGATGCGGAACTTGGTGCTGAAGGTGTGATCGGTCGGGTCGGCTGCCATGCGTTCCATGTTCCCACACGGATTCCCCGCCGCAACCTCTTGTGTACCCACACGGTTCATGACTACTGTGTGGGTACACGGTAACGGCAAAGGGGACACCATGAAGGCCACGGCGAAGCAGACCACCACCAAGACCCTCGCCGACCTCTACACCGCCGCCGACCGCCAGCACCCCGTCACCATCACCTACACCAAGGCCGACGGCACCGAGACCCTCCGCACCATCGAGATCTACGACATCCACACCACGAAGGCCGGAGACATCGTCCTCAAGGCCATGGACCGCGAGACCGGCGAGTCCCGCACCTGGCGCCTCGACCGCATCAGCGCGTACACGGTCCACCGCACCGCCTACCTGGTGCCCCGCCCGGCCGCCGCCGACGGACAGCCCCGCGTCGCCGCCCCCGCCGCGCGTGTGCCGGCCGCCGTGATCGGCCGGGAGATCGCCCGGGATGACGCCGCGTACTACGGCGACGGCTACGCCATCCTCACCGCCGCCTGAACAGCGCTGCGCCCCCTCCTGCCTTCGAGCGTTCGGGGTCAAGCAGCGCCGTCGAGGACCGCCCGCACCTCGGGGACGCCGTCGTACTCTCGCAGCCGGTCCAGCACGGCGCTGACGCGCGCCGCCGTACGGTCGCTCGCCACGTCGGCCGCCATCGAGATGACGCGCTGCGCCGTCGCGGCGGCCTCTTCCGGCTCGTTGGCGTCCGCGTAGGCCACCGCCAGCCACGACAGGTACAAGGCCAACTCGCGTGCCCTGGTGGCGTCGTACCGAGCCAGCACCTCGGTCAGGATCGGAACTGCCCGAAGCGGGCGGTGCAGCTCGGTGTAGACCCGCGCTTCCATGATGGTGAGTTCGTCCTGCGAGACCCAGTACAGAAACGGCGGGTTGTCGCCGTGATCCTGCCCCAACGCATCGCGCGCCTCACCGAGTGCGCGGATCGCTGGCTTCGCCTCGTTGGCCTGCGTGTGCGCCCATGCCACACGGTCCCAGTGCAGGGCCCGCGCCTTTGGCGGGGCATCGTCCGACAGGCCCGCCCGCGCCAGCTCGACAGCCTTGTCCGCCTGCCCGTTGTTGGCCCACATGTAGGCCAGCGACCCCGACAGGTTGCCCACGCCGGTTACGTCTTCGGCTTGCTGCGCGGCGCTCAGGCCGAGTCGGTAGATGCGCTCTGCTTCGTCCTGCTGGCCGGCGTCCGCCGCGATCCATCCGGCGATCTGGGCGAGTTCGCCGATCTGTGCGAGCAGCGCGCGCCCGATCTCCTCGGTGTGGGCGCCTTCGCGGTAGAGCTTGACTGCGGACCGCAGCTCCCGCAGGGCCGGGGCGATGAGGTCGCCCCCTGCCATGACGTCGTCGGCCAGGCGCAGGCCGTGGATCCTGCCGGCGAGGTCGGTGACGTCGACCGTCCCGACGCGTCTGCCCTGTCGGGTCTTCAGCGGGGCGAGCGGGTCGCCTTCGGGTAGGAAGTCGGCCACCGTGGCGGGCTGTTCTTTCTGCGGTGCCAGGGCTGCCTCGAACTCGGCGAGCGGTACCCCGAGGGCCAGGGCGAGCGCGGGCAACCAGTCGCGCGGCGTGCGTTTCCCCGCCTCGTACCGGTAGACGTCCTGCCGGGTGAGGGATTCCGGGGGCAGTCCCGCCGCGCGGCACATCTCGGCGGCCAGGCGGGGCTGGCTCCACCCCTTGGCCTGCCTCAGCCGCTTGATCATGTGGGCCACAGTCTCACCGCGCATACGGCCAGTGTGGGCTACACCGGGCCTACGCGGGGCCGCTGTGCACGAACGCGTGGTGACGGAAACGTGGCGGAACGTAGGTCCCCGCGACCGCGTCACCGGTCCGGGGTATGGCCGACGCTCAGCAGGGAGCCCCGACATGGCAGACGATAAGCCACCGCCGCACGCCTCGCAGGAACGCGAACAGGACACCGCCGCAGCCGATCTGACCGCTGCATACACAGCGGCGCACCGGGCGTTCATGGACCACGTGAAGGACTGCTACGCCTGCCGCCGCCGGGGCATCGACTGCTACGACGTCGGCGCCCTTAAGGCCCGGCTGCACGAGACGCGGTCGGCGAGCATCGCCGCACGGACGGCAGCCCCGTGACCGGGCGCGGCGCCCCCAGCGCACCCCCGGACCCGCGCGATCCCGACTGGTACAACCGAGGCCCGTACTGGCCGGGCGAGCGCCTGCGCCCCCTTGTCCTCGGGCCGGCCGACTACGAGCTGCTGGCCGCGAACGCACAAGCTGTCGCCCGCCTGGCGTCGGGAGCGCGCCCGTGATGTGCATCAGCGGAACCCACGACTTCCCAAGCGAGGACGACGAGGGCGCGTACTGCCCCGAGCACGGAGTCACGCTGCTGTTCCACGGCCTGCCGATCACGCCCGAAGACCTCGGCCACGTCTACCCGTCGCGGCCTGCCCGGTACGAACTCCTGCCCGCCGACGGCGCGCGCCCCCACTGACCCCCGCCCTGGCCGACGACTCCGGCCAGGAAACCCCGACCAGGGCGGTACCCACCCATCCATCACAGAGAGGCAGGACCCCTTGAGTATCACCGTCATGGCGCCCGTGGCGCGAGACGTTCGCGACTTGCTGACCGCCGAGGAGTTGGCGGCCGTCACCACCACCGTGCAGCTCAGCAACCCCGGCACGGCCGTCGAGCTGGCGGAGCGCATCGTGCTGGAGGCCGTGAAGTTCGAAGCCGCGTGCGCCGCGTCCCCGACCCTGCGCCTGACGCCTAGCCGCGTCGTGGACGAGGGATGGCACGCCCTGATCCTCCACACCCGCGTGAAGGCCAACCTCGCGTCCAGGCTCGGCTACTTCGTGCACCACGTCCCCGAGGCGCCGGACCCAGGCCGACGCGATGTGGACGCCCTTCTCCTCACGCAGACCGCCATCGAGGGTGCCGGATACGTACCCGACCCGAAGCTGTGGGCAGGCCCCACCGACACGACCATCCCCGTGGCCGCATCGTGCCAGCACTCACCAGGCGGCCCCGAGGGCAGTTGCACCGGCAGCGGTGAAGGTGACGGGCCGAGCGGACCGAACTGACCGTTCCGATTACGTCGTTGCCCGGCGTCCGTACCGTCGTTGGGAAACCGAGAGAGGTGATCCGATGGAGTGGACAGACCCGCGGTACGTGACCGTGGCCGCCCGGTACCAGGCGGAGAAGGCGGCAGCGCCCGCGCCACGGAAGCGGCACGGGCTGATGAAAGACCGGCCGTACGGGGACCCGTTCGTGGTGTTCGTGGACCCGGCGACGATGACGCCGGTCACCGTGCCCCGCTGAAGACTGCCCCGGCCGGTGTCTCCCCCGTCGCTGGCCGGGGCTCTACTCCTCGCGGACCAGTTCGGACAGCGGCACGCTGAGGGCGTCGGCGACGCCGAGGAGCACGTCGAGCGTCGGGGATGCCTGGCCGCGTTCGATCCGCCCGTAGTTGTCGAGGCTGATGCCCACGCGCTCGGCGACGGTCATCTGGCTGAAGCCCGCACGGCGGCGGGCGGTGCGGATCTGCTCGCCGATGGCGCGGCGCCTCGGTAGGCGGTCGGGTCGCGGCGGTGCAGGCAC